AACCAGTCAATAAAATGGCTAGAGAAAAAAGAGAAAGAAATAGAGCGATGAGAGAAGCAAATGCAGAACAAATTGCACATAATTTAGTAAGTGACCAACGTAAAGCTAATGGCAGTGCTGTTTGGAGTCAATGTAAATAAATTTAAAATAATTGTATATTTATGTGTACAAAGTATAAAAAGTCTGTATAATGAATTTGTGGTCGCAATCAAGCAACCTTGTTAAAACGGTAGAGGAAAATAAAATGAAATTAGAAACAGTAAAAGTATTAAGTCAAAACCCAGTTCTTAGAGGTAAACAATTTGATGTTTATTACTATGAAACTCACGGCAATATAGAACTTCTTTCAGTAGAAATTACATCAGGTGTTAAGAACTTATTAACATCACTTGATGAAAAATCAATTAACGATATTACAAAAAGTCTACAAGACTTATTGCTTACTCGTAGAATTAAAAATATTAACGAATCATTTACAGAATCAGAAAAAAATATTGGCTTTGCTCAAGATGCAGATGCTAATACTTTGAAAGGTTTATCTAATGATTGATTACAAAAATAGCAATGTAAAAGAAGAAAGCACACTAGAGATGATTGTCTTAGGCTCTTGCTTTGTAGCTGTGATTCTTATGAGTATTGCAATTATGTTCTTGGAGGCTGTGTAATGGCTAATGATGCTTACATACCAGATGAACGTGAAAATGAAGAGAATGCTCAGATTAACTTAGAAGAATATGATGCATGGATACATAGTCTAAATTTTATTGATGAATTAAATAAGGAGTTAAATTGTGAAACAAATAGCAACCGCATTAGTTAAGGCTCAGAAAGAGTTTGCACCTGCACTTAAGACAAACTCAAACCCATTCTTTAAATCTAAATATGCTGACCTTAGTGTATGTATTGAAGCTGTAATTGATGCATTACATAACAATGGTATTGCACTTATTCAACGTAACCATGACTGTGAAAGTGGAGTTAAAATTGAAACAATCTTATTGCATGAATCTGGTGAAGAGATTAGTGGTGGCATACTTCATGTACCAGCTATTAAAGTGGATCCACAGGCATATGGTAGTGCTTTGACTTATGCACGTAGATATAGTCTTATGGCAACCTGTGGCATAGCCGCAGAAGATGATGATGGTAACTCTGCATCACGACCTGTAGCTAAGTTAGCACCAGTAGAAACATACATTAATAAAATTCGTGCTACCAAGACAATGGAAGAACTGCAGTCAGTATTTATATCTGTACGTAATGAAGTTAAGTCTGATGTAGTTTATTCAAAGGCAATCACTATTGCTAAAGATGAAATGAAATCAATTATGGAGAGTAACTAATCATGAATAATATAGAGCTAAGAGATTATTTTGCAGGACTTGCATTACAAGGAATGTTAGCAAATTATGAAATAGTAAAGTCAGAAGAAAAAAAAGCAAAATTAAATGGTGAGCAATTTAACCCATCTGCAATAAGTTGGATGCCTATTAGTTGTTATAAATACGCAGATGAAATGATAAGGATTAGAGAAAAAAAATGATAATTCATAGTCTATATGGTCTATCTGCACCAGACCCTAAACTTGTAGCAGACCGAGCTGTTAAGATTGCTGAACAGATTACTAATTTAGGTCATAAGTATTTACTTTCAAGACCATTACCAAGGATTAAAAAATGATTATTCAAGGTTCACCAGAATGGTTTTCTGCAAGGTTAGGTAAAGCTACAGCTAGTAAAATTACAGACATACTTTCAACTTTAAAAACAGGTGAGTCTGCATCACGTAAGAACTATCGTGTAGAACTTGTTTGCGAGCGCCTAACGGGTTTAAAAGCAGAGGGGTATACAAACCATCACATGGAACGTGGAACATCCCTAGAACCGATTGCACGTGCATTGTATGAGTTTAAAAATGATGTAGTTGTAGATGAAATTGGCTTTGCTGAACACCCAACTATAGAAATGACAGGTGCAAGTCCTGATGGGTTAGTAGGTAAAGATGGTTTAGTAGAAATTAAATGCCCTACTGCAGGTAACCATGTAGATACAATTCTAAGTGGTAAGTCACCTAGCAAGTATTATGCACAGATGCAATGGCAGATGGTTTGTACAGGTAGAGATTGGTGTGATTTTGTTAGCTACTGTCCAGAAGTTGGTGAGCATTTAGCACTATTTGTAACACGTGTGCATAGGGATAATAAATGGATTGAAGAAACAGAAGTAGCAGTAAGTAGGTTCTTAGATGAAGTAACACAATTAACTCAACAATTAAAGGATTTAAAAGATGAATAACTTAAATGCAATTGGTAATGTAGGTAAAGATGCAGAACTTAAATATACGGCAAAGGGTGACCCAATCTGTAACTTTAGCTTTGCGCTAACAAGTGGATACGGTGATAAGCAAGTGACTACATGGGTGAATTGTGCATTGTTCGGTAAACGTGCTGAAACATTAGCACCTATGCTTTTAAAAGGCACAAAGATTGGCGTTGAGGGTCAATTAACTAATCGCCCTTATACATCAAAAGATGGTGCTGAGAAGTTAAGTTTAGAACTACGTGTAAATGAAGTAACCTTACTTGGCAGTAAGTCTGATTCACCTGTACAAAAGCCATCTAATGTTGCTATTGAAGATATTGACCAAGATATTCCTTTCTAGGAGCATAAAATGTACGCCCTATATGATGATGATGGTAAAGTAGTAAGATATTCTGAGAATTATATTAAAGGTAGTATTTTAATTGATGACCAAGTTGATTTATTTGGTAAGTCTGATGGTAGTTCTGCAGTTGAATTTGCTTTAAATCATTGGCAAGATATGCCAGAATTTAGCTTTAAAAACAAAGAGTCAGTACATACCATTCAGATTAACTTTGAATCAGAATATGATATGCAAGAATTTTCAAAGTTGCTAGGTAAAGTGATTACATATACGACTAAATCATTTTATTGGCCAATTACTGATACTAAACGTATGGTATATGTTGATGAAAAATAGTTATCCAATATATATACCTTCTAAAGGTCGGTATGAAAAGATGCTTACTGCAGATACATTAAAATCTATGGGGTGTGACTACTACGTAATAGTAGAACCAAAAGAATATGAACTATATAGAACTAATGAAAAGCATAAAGATAATTTACTAGTACTAGATTTAAGCTATAAAGATTCATATGAGTTACTTGATGAGCATGGTCTAAGCAAGTCTACAGGCCCTGGCCCTGCTCGTAATTTTGCATGGCAACATGCAATAGACAATGGTTATAAGTGGCATTGGGTAATGGACGATAACATTGATGGCTTTGCTAGACTTAATAATAATAAACGTGTGCCTGTTAAGTCAGCTAGTATATTTAAAGCAATGGAAGATTTTTGTGATAGGTATAGCAATGTAGCAATGGCAGGTCCTGAATATAGATTCTTTGCACCTGAGAGAAGTATTAATGTGCCGTTTAAACTTAATACACGAATTTACTCATGCAATCTTATTCGCAATGATATTAATTTAAGATGGCGTGGTCGTTATAATGAAGATACAATATTGTCTTTAGATATGCTTGAACAAGGTTACTGTACTGTTTCTTTTTATGCATTTTTACAGAATAAATTAAGAACTTCAACACTAGGCGGTGGCAATACAGAAGAGTTTTATGATAAAGAGGGTACATTGCCTAAATCTAAGATGCTTGTAGATGTTTACCCTCAATATTCTGCATTAGTATATAAATTTAAGAGATGGCATCATCATGTAGATTATAGTGGCTTTAAGAACTTGCCACAATTAAGAGATGATTTTATAAAAGTTAATGCTGTAAATGAATATGGCATGAAATTAATTGAAAGGTAATATATGGCTACGTATAATGGTGTAACTGGTGATGCATTAGTAACAAGGGTAGGTAATAAAGAACAGCAACAAAAGTATGCGGATAATTATGATAAAATATTTAGCAAGAAACCTACAGAACGTAATCCAGACCCAGACTGGGATGAGGGTAGAATTGATATTATTGGGCAGAATGGCCCTACAGGTGAACATTATGAATGGAGAAAACATGATGAAAGTAGTAATTGCCCTGTAAATTCTACAGATTGGATTGAGGTAGAAACATATATATCAAGGTCATTTAAAGAGCTTGCAGGTAATCTTGAATGGAAATACGTTAAGTTCTACCGAGTAATCCCTGAAAAAAAGTAACGTGGTGGGATATGGTGCTTCGTCCTATTAACTTATGGTCTTTGCCTAGGTAATACTTATAAATGTGTACTTAAAGTGCTTTAAAGCTAGTTTATAGATACAAATATATATGTTAGCTAGTCTACACATCTAGTTAAATTTTAGCCTGAAATGTTGTACTTAACTAACTTAACAGGGAAAACAAGATGACTAAAAAACCAGTAGCATGGATGTCGGAAGAAGTATTGCCTTTGAACCATATCATAAAAGCTGTTGTGCGTAGAGAACCTGATGAACACTATACGATACCTCTCTACACCCACCCAAAAGAATGGCAAGGACTGACAGCAGAAGAAATTAATTCAATACCTTTAAACGAACACACACTTCAGGCAGTTGAAAATTTATTGAGGAATAAGAACTTATGTATATAGGAACGATAGATGAAATGGTGCATGAGAATGCAATTTTTGTATTGAAACTTGATAGAGAATTAAAACTCTACACCCACCAAAAAGAATGGCAGAGTTTAAGTGGAGAGGAGTTTATTGCAATTGCTAAATCTATATGGGGGGACAACTTAGGTATGGGGAATGGGTATGGATATACAGTAGCTTGGGCATCTAGTTACGCAACAATAGAGCCGTCTAGCAAGATGTTACTTTTACTTCAAAAGATTGACGAGGCATTAAGGGAGAAGAACACATGATACTCATATTAATTTTACTGGTTGTACTTGCGGTTGTTGGTGGGTTATTACTTCATGCAAGTATGAAGGTTCAGCAGTATAAGACAAAGGCATACCCATTATTTTTATATGGGTTTCACGAAGATGGAACACCAATTAAAGGGTGGCATGAACTGAAATGATTCTTCACCAAATGCGGATGCTTAACGGCAAGATGTTATGGGATGGTCGCATGAAAGTATTTAGGCGGTCAGATAGAAGTAAAAGGCTGTATGAAACTATGGCAAAAATGCGGAAGTATAATTAACCGATAATTAACCGATAAAATGTAATATATGACCGAAAGGGAAGAAAAATGAAGATTGAGATGATAGGTGATATTGTTGATAATCCTGATGGAAGTGGTCAGGTTGAATTAGATTGTGATGATGAAGGTAAGCAATATCTTATGCAGTTAGGTTTTGAAGTATTACTTAGACGAGGAATGAAAACAGCAGAAGATGAAAAAGTCCAACTGGAAACATGGAACACATGATTTACTTTATGACTGCGTTTTTTCTTGCATTAAACAATGCTAACTGGATATGGTGGGGTATGTTTTGTTCAGTAATTATTATTGAACTATTTATTTTGATAATGAAGCTAGATATTGCATTGGGTAAAAAATAATGTACACGTTAGATTACTTACTTTGCTATAAAGAAGCATTTGCATTAGGAGTAGCTACTGGTTTAATAATAGCTATCCTATTAACAAAGATTACTTATTCATCAAAAAGTTATTAGCACAATTTTTTGCATCAATTAAGTTTTTAAAATTACCAACATGAATTGATTTATTATTGATAGTAAAACTTACTTTATAATAATCTCTATCTTTACTAACACCTTTAATACCAGTATTACTTTTTTTAAATTCTCTATTTAATCCATTTTCTCTTACATTTACTACTCTAAGATTTTCAATTGTATTATCAGATTTATTTCTATTAATATGGTCTATTTGTTTTTCATCTGGAATAGTTCCATTATGCAAAGCCCAGATTACTCTATGAACATAATATTTTATTTTATTATGTTGAAATACAACATAGCCATCAGTTCTTTTAGTGCCATATTGTTTATTATTTAATTTACTATATAAACCGCCATCTTTATAATAAAAATAGTCTTTTAAAGCATTTATATCTATTGATTTTTTGTTCATTTGATACCTTTCAGTTTAAGGTCAGTAAGAAATTTAGAACTACCAGTCGGTTACTGAAGCCGAACATGACCGCTAAGTCATTCTGGTAGAGTTATTACTATAACATAATATCAACGATTCATTACATATAAAGTTACTTCAAAGCCAAAACGCATTTCTGTTGCTGATGGTGATGTCCACATAATATAGCCTTTAATCTATACAAAGCAAAAGTGCTTGTGTTCAATATAGACCATATTATGAAAGACAAACTTAGTTGTAATGACTAAATATTGCTAATAATTATCTGTAATATATTGAAGTGGTACGGCACATTCATCAAATGAACCATCATGACAGTTGTGCAGAAGATAGAGTCCTCTCCAATGCTGATTACCTTGTATACCCATGTAATCTTCATCATGTTGGTAACAGCTACCAATAATTAATGCAGTCATCTCAGCACCATCAGCACGTTTAGCATAGGCAATCTGTCTACCTTGTTGATGCCCTGCTACACATGACATATGCTTCTTAGATAGTAAAGCCTGCGCAGTACCTACAGGTCTACCCATTGCACCACTAGTAAAGTAATGTGAGAATGCAATACCTGCTACTACTACTACCTCAAGAAATGGATATACCTCCCAGTCTTGATAAGGAAGGTCATCGGTAGAGATTAATCCGTCTAGCTTTCTATCTTCATTGACTGCACGATTAATACGATTTTCATGGTTGCCTAGTGTCAAAATCATTCTAGGTTTATAAGGTTTGTGCTTATGGCTTTTCTGACTGATATTGTATTGATATATTGGCTCTAGGAGTGCATCCATAGCTTCTCTAGCACTCCAAATATCTTTCATGTAGCTACGACCTTCAAAAGACTTTAAACCTCTGTCATACGAGCTTAAACTCTCCATGTCAGAAAAGTCTCCGATGTTTACAATTACGTCCGGTTTCTTTGCTAAAATGTATTTACCTATAGAAGTTAAGAAACTGAAATCATTACCATGCTTTGCCTGTACATCTGGCAATACTAGAATTTTCATATCTACTCAATTTGTTGTGAATAAAGATACTTCTGCTCTGCGTCTTAACTCTAAGCCTTTCAATACCTTACCACCAGCTTTGTTCCAACGCATGAATTGAACTATAGCACCATTATAGTCATTTAATAGCATTTTTCTACGTAACGTACTTGTCTTTAGTCTACCAAGCCCAAGATTGTAAGCAAAGTCAGCACAGGCAACCAACATACCGCCTGATATGTTTGGCAATAGACTCTTAGTTCCAACAAGAAACTTAGTAGCATCACTTTTAAGCCTAGCATCTGCTTGTTCTTGTGTCCATTTACTGTCATGACTAACTCCATTACCAGTTGCGCCCCAACCTATAGTAAGTACACCTGCAGGGCAATAATAAGGTTTTAAACTACACCCCTCAAATCGTTTGATAAGAGAAATGAGTAAATCTAGTTCATTCATTTTTTATTGACGAACGATCTATGGGCAAAGTAAAAACCAAGAATGACACCTAGTAACTCTTTATCCCACTCAGTCAGCACAAAGCCTTGTGTGTATAGACAGAACCACCATATCAAGATTGCAGTAGTAGCCGCAGATGGTCTGATAATACCATTCCATGCATCTACCCACTTAATGCCTGTTTGCACATTAACAGTTGCCATAGCAGTATTAAATGCCTCTGCATCTTTAAGTTGTAGGTCAGCATCAGATTTAATAGTTAGCTCTTTTAAACCTAGCTCAGAGAGTGTTTTAAGCCTCTCTAGCTCACGTACAGACTTGTTAGCATCTAACGTATCTTGTAACTTCATTGCTTCTAGTTCTATCTTATGGTCTTGTGCTTTCGTATATGCCGCAGATACTTCACCCCATATCATACGAAAGATTGAACCACCTAAAAAGCTAAATAATGCACCCATATTAATCCTTAGTCATCTGTGTCTGGTCGTTCATTAATCTGCATAGATAAGCCATACTCTGATTCGTAGATACATACCTCAGATAAGTCATCTAAGAATATAACTAGCTCACCATCAAATATAGCTACTTCTTCAATCTTCTTGCCTACCATGTGTTGAAAGTAGTCAGGCATACCACCAAATAAGTTATGTACGGACATCAATTATCCCAAATAAGTCACCTGAGTCAATTAACTCATGTGTAATTTCACTTTCAGCTAAACAAGAATCACACGTACTATCTGTACCCTCTTCATCAATGATAAATGCCTTACGACACCTATCACATAATGTTATTCGGTCAATAAATGATTGTTTCAAAATTTAATATTCCAACCATGTGCCATTGCATATATCCACAACATTGATACTAGACCCATAGCCGCAAAACCTTTTATTGTCCATCTACCAACTGTAATAAACTGTTTATCTAACCACTCTTGGATTGCTTCTTTGATTGCTTCTTTATGAAGTTCTTTTTGTTCTTCAGGAGTCATTATTGATTACCTTGTTGATTAGGAAAGCCCGATAAAGCACTAGATAATAATCCACGCAAACTTAGTGTTTTTACTGGAGATACAGTTGTTGGAAGTTTACCGCCAAGACGCATTATATCAACTAAATTATTTAATTGATTTTCACGAATTTTAGTTGCCGCAATTCTAGCACCAGTACCAATTAAAGGTATAGCTAAAGCACCAATACCAGCACCTGTAGTTCCACCTAAAACAGAACCTGTAACTGCACCACCTGCGGCCGCCAATGGACTAGTAGGTGCATATTTACCCATAAATCGTAATGCATTTTGTATTGAACCACCTTTAACTGCATCACGTATTTCTTGTTGTTCATCAGCAGTAAATAATCGCATTTTATTTTTATTATTTGCAAGATTGCGTAAATCACCAACTAAAGCATTTTCTGCACCAGATTGTGTATATCGTGTGGCATTCATTTCTGCTCTATCTTGAATATCAGTAAATATTTCTGATTTCTTTAAACGACTATATGCAGTTCTTGCATCTTGCCATGCTTGCATACCTTGTTGTGTATTGCCACCTTGAATATCACGTGCAGGAATATTCATTACATAATTATCAAATTTATCTAATAATATAGATGCTACTCGTTTTTCATTAGCATCTGCACTTGCTTGACCATTTTTAATCATTGTACGTAATGCTTGTAACTCTACAAAGTCTTTAGGTTGAGTGCTTGTAGTTAATTCTTTTAATGCAGATGTAACACTATCAAAATTGCCAGTAGGTGTATATCCTTCTGCACGTAAAGTTGATGCAATATTTTTCATATTTGCTTGAAATGGTTTTGTATTTAAAACAATTCCAGAATTTTTAGCTTGTTCAAATAAATTAGTTGATTGTTTTGCTAATTCATCACGTGTTAATGCAGATGTTTTTGCACCAATACCACCAAGTGCTCCAGTACCTAATGTAGCCATCATAGATAAGTATGGATTGCCTGTTATATCTTGAGTAGCTTGACCTACACCACCTGCTACTGGTGCTATTGCCATTTGTCTTACTGGTGATTGTGAAAGTGTTTCAGCAAGTCCACGACCAAATGTACTAGTTGCAGTATTAGCAACATTAGCTAATGCAGGAACTTGACCTGCAGTACCTCCTAATGCAGAACTGCCTGTTTCAATAGCTCTTTCTAAAGTGTTTTGTGGTGTTGGTACTCCAGACTTAGTTAATAAATTTTGAATAACTTGTGATGGATATTTAATATTATAATTTTCTGGTGTTAATTTATTCCAACCCATTGTTAGTAAATCTGCCGCAGGTACAGCTAATGTACCAGCACCAGCTAATATTGGTATTGCAGGTGGAAATGTAGCCGCACCTAATGCAGTACCTGCAGTTGCACCAATAATAGGAGATGCTAAACCACGTGCAACCATAGAAGTTCCACGATATGCTGTTGTTCCACTTGGTACTGGAGTAGGTGATAATATCTCTAATCCAGCAGTAGACATTTTATCCATCTTTCCATTATATAAATACTCAAAATCTTTTGGTGATAACTGTTTTAATTGAGTATCTGTAAAATTATCAATATCATTACCTACATTAGTAGGAATATCTGCATCTGCCATAATTATCCTCCTTTTCTTTCACGTTTAATTCTAGCCGCACGTTCTGTAGATGACTCACCAGTAGGAATTGTTTCTGGTATAGTTACATTTAAATCATATGGTAATTCAATTTTTGTACCAATTTGTTTTACTCTACTATTATGTAAATTTACTTTTTGTTTTAATATATTTTCATAAATATCAATAATTAATGGTAATGATTTTGGGTCAGTTTCAAGTGTACCAAATGCTTTAGACATTACTTGTTGTTGTTGTTGAGATGGACTAGCATCCATTTTCTTTAAGTTATCCATAACATTAGTAAACAGTGCAGACCTTAATTGTTCTGCACTTTGTATGCCTGTAGTGTCAATATTAGTACCAAAGTTATTATTAAAAAACTTAGCAAATTGTAATTTTTGTTCACCTAATGAACCAGTAAAGTTAATAGCACTTGGCACTAATTTTTTAGCTTGCTCCATAGTTGCAATTGTTTGTGGAACATTTTGTAATGTTTCATAATTCTTAATTAATGCTTCTGCAGATGATTTTTGCAATGCTTGACCTGCAGGTACAAAATTTTGAATAGTTGTCATTGGTGTTGGAGCAAAAGTTCTAAGTTTGTTAATAGCATCATCATAAATTTTAATATTAGGGTCATTAGGATTTAATTGAAATAATCTATTTCTAGTCGCCATATATTTATCTAATTCAGTAGATGGTGCTTCTTTAGGTGCAGAAAAGTTTTGTGATGTAACTGGTTCACCAGTATCTGAATATATTAATTGCCCATTAGGTGCAAATTGAGTTGCTCTAGGCTTTGCTACAGGGTTTAAATCTTTCATAGCCTGTAATGTTTCAACATATACTTTAGCACGTGGGTCACCACTTAAAGCTAATTTCATCAATGCATCTTGATTCAATGACTGTCTAGCAGGTGCTGTCTGTACTTGCGTAGTAACATCAGGTAGTTTAGTTAAATTGAAGTTAGGTGATAATTGGTCAGCACTAGGTTGTTGAGGTTCATAGCCACCAGATGTAGCAATCGTTTGATATTGTGCAGGTGTTGTTGTAAGTACATTTTTAGACTCTGCTTCAAAAATCTTACGTGCTTCTTGTTGCCTTTTCATTTCTTCAATCTTTTGCTGTGTTTCATAATCAGACAATGCACCACTATATACACCCTGTGCGCCTTGCATACCTGCTTGAACTGCACCACCTAAGATACGACCAAGACCTAAGTTTTGATTCTTAGGTGCCGCAAGATAGCCTAGTACCATATTAGCTAAACCTGTAGTAGTAGCTTGCCTTTTAAGTTTATCCATCTGGTCTTGACCTAGCAGACCCTCCATATATGCAGGTGGTGTTGAACCTACACTACCTAAAAAATCTAATAATCCAGCCATATATTTATCCTAACAAACTAAAGTTAATCTTTTTATTCTGTGGTAATGCATAACCCATCTTTTGTAGTGCAAGTAAGCCTTCTAAGGTTGGGGCTTGACCTTTAGTAATCTGTCCATGTTCAGCTTGAAGTCGTTGTGGCTTAGGTAGCTTTGCATATTCCATAGCAAGATTACCTGCACCTGCTACGTTTTGAACTGTGCCATACTTATCGTACATACGCATTAATTTTTCATCAAATGCATTAGGCATACTACCAATATTATTATCTACTAGTTGTGAACCAATACTTGCTGGTAAATTAACTCCACCACCTGCTAATGAAATTGGAGTGCCAAGATTTCCAGCAATAACTTTAGGTGCAAAGTCAGATGCCAACATTGTTGGTATGCCTGATTCGGTAACTGTAGGTAATGCTAAATTAACTCCTTGCTTTAATCCTTCTGTACCAAACTGTAAACCTGTAATTCCAGCTTGACCAAGACCACCACTTGAAGCCGCACCTACAGCACCAGTACCTGCTCCAGCACCTGCCCCTATTGCACTACCAATACCTCCAGTTACTCCACCAATTGCACCGCCAAGTAAACCGCCTCTTAATATGTCATTTAAACTTTTACCTTGAAGTAATTTACTGCCAGCACCAACACCAGCACCCATTAACATTGGAATTAACAATGGAAACATATTAAGCTCCTTTTACCTTGCCAACTACGTAGCAAATAGGTTCAATGACTGCACGATAGATACGACCTAGTGTATCACGATTCTTGCCTCTCATTTCTTTCCACAAATCAGCAGTTCTATGACGTGCAATATGCTCTGCAACAGCCTTTACAGCATCTGTGAGCTTGTTTCGTTTGCCATTGAATGCATAAGCTACGACAGGTAAGAATAATGCGTGGTAGCCTGTTTCTATTGTTTTAGCATTTTTCATGTTAGCTGAGTGTTTTAACCAAATAGCTTGACGGAATGAGCCGAAGCCATAAGCATGATTCATTGCAGTACACACAATCTTACCACCACCACTTGTTGTACTTGTAGTAGTAGAACCTTGTGGAGTTGCATTAAGGTATGAAGCATATTGATTAAGGTTAGCAGTAGGTAAGTTTTGACCATAGTTGAAACGATTAATGTCTGCTTGTAGTGCTGTATTAGCATAACCCTCTTTAGCTTGACCTGCTTGCAATAGTTGATTGATGTCAGTGTAGTCTGCATTAGCAAGTGTAGGTGCGTTTTGAGCCGCCTGATTTTGCATGCCACGTTCGGCCGCATAATTCTGATAAGCCAGTTCTCCATATTTATTTGCTAAAGTATTACCTAAACCTGTGGCCGCACGATTCTGAATATCAGCACTTACACCTGAGCCATAACGACCTGCTTGAGATGCACCACTTTGGGCCGCTTTAATTGCGTCCATATATGTTTGAGTTGCACCTTGGGCCGCACTTCCCATAGCTTGATTAAAGTAAGGATTGTTTTGTAAGTATTGACCGCTGATTACATTTTGTTGTTGTTGCTGTGCTAGTGGTACTAATGGATTACCTGCAGCAGCACGTTGCGTAGCTAAATCTATAGCACTAGTTGTCTGAGTTGATGGCCCTACATAAGTCTGACCTGCATAGTATTGCGGCCCACCTGCCTCATATAACTTCTTAGCTTCTTGTGTACCAAACTCTACATACGGTTTTAACATTGGGTCAATACCTGTAGTAGATGTTGATGACCCACTATTACCGCCACCACCGCCACCCTCAAGTGTCATGACCTTACCTAATGGTGAGAATGCTTTTGATGGCAACATATCTAAATGGTTATATTTCATGTAATGCTCCTAAATGCTTAGTTCCCAATTTCTTGGTCTAAATCCTAGTTGTTTTGCTCTTGATTCCCACCCACTTCGCATAGATGAAAAGGTTAATTTTGTGCAGTTGCCTTCTTTAGCAATGCTCTTGGCAAAATCAAGTCCAAACGATAAGTCATCAGGATTGCTTGAATCTAGCCATGCCGCCCATATGTGCATGGTAGTGCCACTTGGTTGTAATACGATAAAACCTTTCTTCTCAGGTAGTGTCCATAGCATTGACCTCTGCTCATAGCAGTCACAGTAAATATCTTCTGGTAGCCATTCTGAATGACCTTTAGCACGAACTTTCTCAAGTCCTAGACGAACCCACCACCAATTATCTCGTAACTCATTTGGTTTTACATATGCAAAGTTCATTATCCCACCACCACATAATCAAAAGTAACACCTGTATTAGAATTTGCAGGGTGAGTTACTGTAGCACTACCTTTGAACTTAGCACTAATATATGGAGCATTAAATAGGTTAGTTGTATATCCATCAGCAGATACATGAGATACAGTAGCAATAACTGATGGTGTAGCAGGTCTAGTAGGATTAATTTGTACTGGAATGTTAGTCATTGCCACAGTAGTACTTTCAGTAGCCCACATAATTTCTGCATAATCATTTAATGCTAAATCTAAAAATAAATTAAACCCAGCAATTAGCTGTCCATTAACTGAACCATGTTTGCTAGGTACTGTAAATTCACCATTAGACTTAGGTACATTAGTTCCGTTCTTTCTAAACCATATGCTTACATCATGTGCTTGACTATCTGTATTTACAAATTGAGAACTAAACTGAATATTATATAGACCAGAATAACCTACAGTAATTCTTGACCCACTTGTTAAAGACATACCTAGCTCATAGTCTATAGTATTAAATCGCATAGCATAGGCGTTAGTTGTTACTGTAACACTTTGTGTCGTATCATCTTGATATGCGCCATATGGATAGTAGCCAGTAGCCGCAGTCATACTTGTAGGTGTTATTGCAATAGATGAATCAAAGCCAATACGTTCATCATAGATAGTCGTAGTCTTTGCACCACCTGTTGCTAATGTAAATGTGCCTGTATTATTAGACTTACCATCAAGTAAGTTATTCACTACCTCTGATATTTCACGTGTGTTAGCACCTGATGGATTTAGTTTACGATACATTATCTATTACCCTGTGGAATAATATCAATATCTACAGCTAGTACGTTTGACCATTGTGTGCCAGTAGGCTTTACAGATATTTGATGATACTTACCACTTGACCTTACTGATACCTTATTCTCAGCATCTGCTGGAATGTATGATGTAATTGTGTATGACTCATTTAACTTATTACGTGTAGATAGAGCTACTGTAGCAGACCCATTGTCTACGATAGGCTTAACAAAGTTGATAACTGTAGCAGTTTCAGCACCTATATCACCTGTAGTAATTACTGCCTCAGAGTTAGCACCAGTAAATGTCACTATCTTAGCTAACCTTGCACCTGCAAATAGTAACTTACCACCAGAAAATAGACGGCTATCAAATGATGTACCTATTGTGTCCATAGTTCCGTAAATATCCATGCCCTCTAATGTAAGACCTGCAGATGCAGAGCTTGCTACATAGTTTACATCAGTATCACCATATGACCACTTGTTTACTTGCCAATTAAAGATAAGTAATGAACGACCACCAAATGTATTAGCAAAGTTCCATACTACAATCTTGTGAAATGGATCTACTGCCGCAGATATTGTATTAATTAATGATGGGTTTGAGTTAAGTGCAAACCACCTATCAATCTTCTCATTGCCTATAGGAGTTACTGTAGAACCATCACATGAGTAAAATCCTTCTTCACCTAAGAAGTATGTCATGTTGCCGTACTTGACTACTGAGTTACCCTCAATACAGCCTAGACTACGTGAGATAGTATCAAACTGAAAGAATAATGGACTACCTACATATGTCATACGTACAATGGCACGTTCTAGCAAGATAAGACCTGTTTCACCACCAGTTATGCCATGAATGTTGCCACCATCTGCAATTATCTGAAAGTCTGACTGACTAGCTGAACCTGTAGACCAATCTGATGAATCGTTAATATTTGACCATTGAACTTTATTTGCATTAGTGCCTGAGTCTAAGTTAGCTGATACTACAAAGTCACGTACTACTGTTACATACTCAGCTACTGGTGCTACTGTACTTAAATCTGTAAATGTTGTACTTGAACCTATTGTATAGCCTTGAAGTTTATTGACTGCATTTGCGGCAATGACTGTATTACCAAACTGAACCATGTTCCACTTCTCAACATTAGTATAGTTACCTGCTTGAGATACGTTATTCAATGCAAGTGTTGAGCCGTCATACTTAAATAGCTTGGTAGCACCACCTGCAAATACTGTAGTGGTATTACTAAATCTACCTGCATATACTTGATTCAAGTTCTCACTAGCATCAGATGAATAGTTTACAGGTAGATGATATGGAGTATAACCAACTGCCGCAGGTATTACATTCTTTGCGACAGATAAGTTCTCAACAATACTAGGTTGGTCAGGAGTCCACTCGTTAAATGTAATACGTTGTACAGCCATTAGGCAGTCCTATTCCAGATATATACTGCAATAGATGGTTGATAGTTTTGATTAGTTACTGAAACACCTGTTGTATTAATAGTAATACCAGTAGTAGATGTGCTTGTTGTTACTGTTGTTTCTCTAGCTGAAGGCTGACCTTGCGCCCCATCTCTAGGCTGACTTAGAGCATATGTACCCATAGCAGTATGATTATGTCCAGCATCTGTAATACTATGACTATGGCTAGGAACGATTGCATCAGCACCACCAAATGTTTCACCTACTACGTCCATTAATGTATTACTTGTATCAATAGCTACTAAAGTACGACCTGTACCATATGCTACCCATGTACCAAAACCAAATAGTGATGCAGGGTTAGTAGATACTGTACTAATGTAGATAGCACCTACTGGAAATATTGTTAATGTACCCCATGCTGGTGGTGTTGAAGCACCTTGAGATAGTAATGCTTGACCTGCAGTACCTGCTGATGAACTTGTAATTAATGTATTTAGTAGTGTTAATGTACCACCTGCTACTAATGCATCTGAATCACTACCTGATTGCATATCTTTAATCTGAGCCATTAGCTCACGAATTGCATTATTAATCCCACTTGGTGCGCAACCCTCTGCAATATCAATACCACCAATATCAGTATTACTTGCGGCAGTTGAGCTATATTCACTTACTTTATTTTTAGCCATAATCTATCCCTTGAGTAGCCATTCATTGCTATTAACTGATGTATCTGTCCAAGTATTTGAATTTGTAGCTACATCTGACCATGTATTTGAATTAACTATTGAGTCAGTCCAAACATTATTATTAACTGTAGTATCTGTCCATGTATTGTTGTTTATAGTTGTATCTGTCCAGTTATGGCCAATATTAATTCCATTAACAATTACTGTTGCCGTATTATAGATACTACCATTTGCTGACCATATTGTATTAGGATAAGCAGTTAATAAGCTATAACCATTAATACTAGCATTGCCTTCATACTGTACACCACCAAGACCAGTAACTATTGCCGTACCGATAATGTTACCTGATGTAGTACGTGTTCTTATTGCACTAGATGATACTGTAGCATCACTATTAATTGTACCTAGTGCATATCTAATTCTATATGCTGACGATTGTACTACAGAATAACCTGTAATAGTTGCAATGCCATTATAAATAATATCAGCATCACTAGATACTGTAGCAATGCCATTTATTGAGCCTGTGCTTGTACGTAATCTAATAGCATCAGAACTTACAATACCATAAGCAGTTATTGACCCATTAAATGTTCTGATAGCATAAGCATTAGAAGTAACAGTAGCAGTAGAGTTTATTAATGCATTGCCACTATAGATATTATAGCCATTAGCAGTAACTACTGCTGTTCCATTAATACTAGCAGAAGCTAATAGTAACTGACTAGCAAGTGAGCTAAATGGTACTTGAGAAAATGATGCTATCCCAAACATTATTTAAACTTTCTAGGTGTTATATGAGTAGCAAGCATAAGTCGTGTAAAACCTCCATGATACTTCCAACCAATATTAATACGAATGAACCAATGTACTGTAAAGAACCATTGCGCCCTAAAGTTAAATGCATTACCCCAATCGGTATATTCCCAGTTATTAAATCCCATATCCCACTTGCATATTGAGCCAGTTACTTTAGGTAAGCTAGTAGGTTCTATACCCATAGGATATTGAGCAAAGCCATAAGCAGGATTACGAATAAGCCACTTGATACGATTAGTATATGCACTTGAAGCTGTGCCATAACCACCATGTGTAAATTCATCTAATGGTGCATCAAAAGTCTGAAACCAACGTAAAGGTTTAATTAACCATTCCCTGCCATCTATTATAGTTACGAAGATAGGGAGTGCTAGAAGTGGTGAAAGAAACCATGTAACAAAGGTTAATGCTATTGAGAATGGAAAGCATAATAACCATCTAAAGTATTTCATTTATAATTCTGCCCTTATATAAAATCTCCAATTAGCATTAGTTAAATTAACTCCTGCCCCTGTAGTTTTATTAGTAGCTACAAATACTGTTGTAGGTCCTGAACCATATCGTATAATTAAATTTGTTGCATTAATAGTTAAGCTACACCCATAAGAATCTACTGCAGAAGATGACTCTTGATAGTGTGTAACAAATAATTCATCACCAATTGCATAATTAAATTCAGCAGTAACACAAACTAGAGTAGTAAATATTCTATAAGGTTTAGCTCCAAGACCATGTGCTAAAGTTAAAAGACCTGCATTTGTAATTGTTTGAGCTGTAGATGTATATCTACTTATAGTAGCTGGTGCAGAACTTACCCAACCAGTACCATTACTTGTTAATACATTACCTGATGTACCTACTGCTGATAATCCTGTACCACCATCTGCTACTACAAGTGGAGTTGCTATATCTAATGCTGGTGAGGTGATTCCAAGTGTGCCATCTAAAACTATTGCCATTATATTGCTCCTAATGCTTGTATCTTAGCTGTCAATAATTCAAGTTCTACCAACAGTTCTTCTTTAGTAGGTGGTATAGGCGCAACTACTACAGGTTCTACCCAAGTTACTGGTGCATCTTCATGTTCTGATTGCTCACCTGTTTCTAAGTTAAGTTCTATTCTCATTGGATTTCCTTTATGTGATTAGCTATAATCACTCGTACATTATATTAATTGAGCCAGCATCGAAGGTGTCTGTGCCATTTAATGTGGTGATGCGAACTCTGTCTAAAGTACCTGCAAGGGTTTTAGAACCTCCAAAAGAATACAATACAGCTACATCTGAACGACCATCTATCCCTGTAGCAACCCATAAGTTAGTCGCACTATTTAATTGGCTTATTACTAATTGACCATTACTAACAGAAGATGCTGTATCTGATCTGAGTTGAAATCCAGTTGTACTTAATGCTGTAGAAGTAGTAGCCCCACCAACACCAAAATCAGTTGATAAATACCCTGTAGCTTCAGCTCCACCAGATGCTCCTAATCTAAATTGCAAATTACTTGCACCGCTTGTACTTACGCCACTAAACATCACAGTAACCCTCTTAGCCCAACTAGGTATACCTGTAAAGTCTATTGATGTACCACTTGTAGAGGCTACTGCTGTACCTGATGTTAATGTACCGACACCTGTAGGAGTACCTGCAATAACTGGAGATGTTAATGTTTGACCTGTAGCACTTGTAATTAGAGTTCCACTCACACTAGGTAGAGTTAATGTTGTAGAACCTGCTACTGCTGGCGCACTTAATGTGACACTTCCGCTGGTATCGCCAGCTACGACTATGCTAGACAATTTTACTCTCCAATACTTTAACTCTTGCAGTTAGTTCATTAATAGCTGATACTAATAGAGGTACAATGTCTGTATAAGATAAAGCTAAATATTTACCTGTATCATCTTCACATTCTACTACTGCTTCAGGTAGTACTTTTTGTACATCTTGAGCAATTAAGAAGACTCGTCTTTTATCTGCATCATCTGTCTTATACTTACCAATAACAGAACGTAATGTTGCTACCTTATCTACACCATTAATGATTGGTTCAATAATATCTTTACGATTTTCATCTGATGCAGATACCCATGATGTTGCACCATTAGTTAATTGAACCCCTGCTGTATTAGCTGTTACTAATATAGCTCCTGTACCAGTATTTTGTAGTTGAGTAGCACCATTAACTCCTGCATTTCTAAGAATACGAAAGTTAAAATCAGAACCTGCAGTAGCATGAAAATCTATAAAACATACAGAATCTACTGTAATAGCAGAATTAAGTTCAATATATCCTCCATCTATATTTAATGCTGGTATATGTACATCCCCAGAACTTCCACTATAAAATGTTCTAACACCACCTGACCAAAGTTCTAAATTACCATAAGTACCTGTACCATTTATTGATGCCTCAACTTTAGTAGTAGTTCCATTTTGTGATAAAGCCCCATAAGAGGAATTAGTTGGATTAGAATTACTAAATAAAGATATACCACTATATGTAGCAGTACCATTAGGTAAAACAGTTAATCCCGTATTACCATTAGTCGTAGAGGTTTGAAATGCAACTCGATTAGCTACGGTAGAATTACTAAAATCACCAGTAATAAACTTACTAGCCCCAGTAAGATTTAGATTACCTACTAAAGAAGTATTCTGACTAGCATCTATAGTGACCGCTGTCGTGCCATCTGCTGAGGCTAGTGCTAATATTCCAGAAGTATCTGGTGTTATTATTAGACCCCCACCACTTGTTGTCTTACTTGAAATTATTGTTGCCATTATTTATCCTTAAAGTACCAACCAACGACTACCTGATGGCACAGTAATTGTAATACCAGAATTGATAGTAACTGGGCCAACTGACATAGCATTATCTACAGACGGTATCGTAAAGCTAGTGCCGATTGTCTTGCTATTAAGTATTAGACCATTAGATGCTTGAAGTTGTGGTGCATTGGCTGTTAGTGTTTCATCTAGATATACTGAACGACCTGCAGGGTAAGTTACAAATACGTTCTTAGATGCACTCGTAAAAGCTACCAGAGAGCCTGTGGACGAAGATAATAGTGTAGTCCTTACTAACGTACCAGCACCTACAGTTCCGACTCCTACCTCCCACAGAGAACCCTCTACGATAGCATAGTAAGTAGTATTACCATTACCAACTGCCGTAGAGAATGTTTGAAAGCCAGCACTAGCACCTAAAAGTGTTAATGTACCTGTACCTACTGTAGTAGAAGTTTCTTGAACCCTATCTTTAACGATAAGAGCCATAATAAGCCCCTATGCTAATGTAACTGAAAGTGAACCTGATGCTATCTTGAAAATATCACCTGTATCAATAGTTTTAGATACAGTTAATGGTGTGTAGTAAAGCATATTACCTACAGTCAATGCATCAAATAGACCAATAAATGCTACTGTACCCCATGATGCTGTTGCCTGTGGAAACGTACAGTCTGCATTAGATAAGCTTACACCATCTGATGGTGCGCCAAATGTAACTGCAGTACGTGCATATGAGCCACCTGATACCTGTGTACCTGTACCTGCATCTGTAGGGTCTGTAGTAAATAATGCTACATAAATAGTTGTAGGTGAGGTATATGCTGTATTGCGTAGTGTTACGTTAATAAGTGCATTTTCAAGGTAGTTGGACATTTCTGACATAGTAATTCCTTTATCGTCTTGCTATTGATATTGATAGTGGTGAACCTGCATACTCGCCTTGGTCATCACTTGTTGTTAATGCTGATAGGCCTCTGTCATATAATGATGCCCATGTCTGTAGTCTAGGGTCATTCATTAGATAGCTCTCAGCCTCACCCAACGATGCATATAATAACAAGTCTGGACATATAGCCATGAATGCATTAGAAGGCACTGTAGAGCTTAAAAATACTGGTGATGCATAGTACAACATACTTAAAGTATAGTTGCTATCAGGCACTGGAGCTAGTTGAAACTCTTGAGCTAGTACCGTGTACATCTTAGGTAGACCTGATTCTGTTGCACGTGCATTACGGAATAGGTTACTAGGTGATTGGTACTCTAGTGTAGCAGATGGGTTTGTTGCAATATGCAAATCTCTCATTTGTAAGAAGTCTGATGGTAGTTCTACTGTAGAGTCACCACCTGTTGCTGTCGTTGTTACTACCTTTAGCATCTGTCTGATACGTAAATCTCTACGTAACCTTAACTCTGCCATATGAATGAAATCAGGTATCATTGCTGTAAGGTCAGAACGTGCTAGATAGCTAGCTACTGATGACTGTAAGTCTGTATAGTTTGTCATTGCCATTATATGCGTCCTGCCCGTGTACGAAATGCCCTATTATCAGGGTCGTTTAGCCATGCATGAAATCGTTTCTTATCTATTACTGCGAAGCCACGTGTTATACCTAGCTTCTCTAAATCTGAAAATACTGCTAGTGGTATTGATGCTACCTTATTACTAAATGCATCATCACCCCATGTCTTACGTTCATCTTGTGCCGCATATTCTCGTTTATTCATCTCAAGAATTGCTGAGATATTTTGACTCTTTACTATTACTAACTCGTCACCATTCTCTACGAATGATGTATCTGTAATGCCGTTTGATATTATGTTACTCATAAGACCTCATTAATAGGGGAGAGTTACCTCTCCCCCATATCTAATTAACTATTAGGTTAAGTCAGAGATAATACCATGTGCCGCTTCATTCTTAACTTCTAATGTGTACTCTACAAGAAGTTGAGTTACATCAGCATCACCTGTTTTAGCAAGCTCATTAGTTTGGAATGTGCGTAGGTAAGCAACTGCCGCCATCTCTGGATCTAATAAGAAAGCTGTATCATCAGAATCAGCATTAGGAATGAAACGATTAGGTACGATAGAGATTGTACCGAAGTCACTAACATATACATCGGCCGCACCGATAATAGCCGCTTGTGAGTTAGCAGGTACATCTTTATAACGTGTAGCAATACCAGCAAATGTAGATGCAACTACTTTTTGTGCAGGTGTAACCATCAAGATAGTTGGATTACCACCATTAGTATAAGAAGATTGAATGACATTGTTTAGCAAGATAGAAGTGAAAGCACGGTCAGTACCAGTAGTACGAGCAGTAGAACCATTTGCACCAGCAGAACCACCAACACCATTTGATGTGTTAGAAGCTAACCATGTTTGTAAGCCACCTAATGTACGTGCAGTTGTTGCATCACCAGTAGCCGCAACTTGATTAGAAAGCAAAATTGCTTCCATATCACGTTTTATTTCTGATGAAGCTTTAGCCAATTGGTATGCTTTTTCTGAACGGCGACCAGCTTTGTTTACTGTTTCTAATGTACCTGAAATCTTAACAGTTTTAGCTGAGATTTGAGTACGATTGCCAACACGAACTGATGGAGTCATAGTTGCATCTGTAGCTGTTGCACCTTCAACTAAAGCATTAGATACGTTTACAGCCGCAAGACTGTCTTTTTGCCATTCATGATATACAGCAGTAGCTTTAGTTTTGCCTACTGAGTTTAAAAATGGTGTTTCTGTAGGAGAAATATTATAAATAACATCTGATAAATCTTCACGGTTACCAATTGATTGGTAGGTTTGATATGTAGCCATTTTTTAAATCCTTTAAATAAATTGTTCAAAGACAGAAGCCGCATCACGAACTCTGCCTGTTTGTTTTAATTGCGCCATGTTACGTTTAGACTGGTCAGCAGATACGGCTGTATTGCTATTACCAGACTTCATAGTCTTAGGTGCATCACTAACCCTCTTATTAACTTGAGGCTTAGATTCTTGTAATTTGTCGTATTTCATTGCCTTAAACAATGCCATAACGTATCTTGAATCACGTACTGAGGATAGTTCTTCTTCAGAAAACCCAGAAGTCTTTCCATATTTACGCAAGTCTGACCTTAGTGTTTCACCTTTTACTGGGTCACTATACTCTGGCAGAACTTCGGCTAACTTTGTAGCCTGTTCAGATAGGTATCGTTGCATATTTTGCTGTTGTTCAGATTGTTGCTGTTCAGCAATTCTGTATCGTTCAGCTTGTATTGCTTGTACCTTCTCTTTGTTCTGTGACATTTCTGCGACCTTCACCGCATAGCCGATAGGATCATTCTCTTTTAAGTAATCCATATCTTCTGCAGGTGATTGAGCATTAAGTAACTGCTCCATTGCTTGCAATCGTTCTGCATAAGCATCTCGCATGTACTTGGCTTCTTCAATAGCTTGTTGTTCGGCCTGTACTGCTTTACGTTGCTCTGCTACTTGTTGCGTTTTCTTAGTGTAATCACCACCTTGTTGTGCTAAGGCTTTTAACTCTTTTATGGTTAGTTCTTTATCTTCACCATCAATTTTCACACCATAAAGTGTTTCATCTTGGTTAGACTCAGACTCCTCAGAGCTATCATCTTCTTGCTCAACTTCTGGTTCTTCACTATCTACATCATTGGTTTCTGTTTCAGCTTCTACTTGCCCATCTTCGGGTGCTTCGTCTGAACCCATTAAACCTAAGAATGCATCTGTTGCTTCACTAATCGTACCAGTTGTTTGGTTGTCACTCCCAGAATCTGGGTTGGTGTCGTTACTCATGTAAATCTCCATAATGCTAGTTGCGACTAGCTACGTTTTATAGAACCCTATAAAATCTTCCATCGGCTAGCATTAATCTGTTTCTGACTAGCCATTGCCTGTATATGAGTCATGACAGACTCTAAAGCCTTAAACTTAACGTAAGCAGTCTGACGGCTATCATAGTCATCAGAACCTGAGTTAGCAATTGTACTAATTTCAATATCCTGTAAGTCTTTAAATACGTCCAAGAACTTTTGGTCTTGGAGCATATTATTAGCCCACTCTGAGTTTGTCATACTATACCTAGTAATTAATCAAAACTATCTACTACATCTTGTGGATTGTTCTTTATATCACCTTTTATCATTCCATGCAATTGCGAAATGGCTGACATAATAGAATCTAGTTGGTTCTTATCCATAGAGCTTGTAGCTGTCTGCATTTTTAGCTCATATTCCATCTTCTTAAGCTCTAGTTCTGCTGACTTAATTTGATAGTCTGCTTCCATCTGTGCTTGCTTTTGTTGTAGCTCTAATTGCTTCTGCTCATTCTCAATAGCCATCTTCTGTTGGTCAAGTTGATTCTTAGCTTGTGCAGTTTGTGAGGCTAGTTGAGCTTTATCTGCTTCTACTTTTGCATATAACTGTGCGGCCTGTGCTGTAGGGTCTGCAGGTGGTTGAGATGCCTGTTGAGCAATCTGTTGTTCAATCTCAGGTGTAATCTCATTAATAAATGATGTAGTATCTTTAAAGCCTGACATCTCAATCATACGACCCAATGTCTTGCGATACTGAGTCACAGTTACTAGTGGATTGTTAGCACCATACTTACCAATAATCTCTTCTTGCTTAGCCATAATCATCTGCAACATACCAATCTGTTCTTGACGACTACCATTACCAAGACCTACATTAATACTCACTTCATATAGATTTGACCACTCACGAGGGTCATATTCTACCCACTTGCCATTAGTGCGAATAGTCTTAGACTTATCTTGATACTTGCATAACAGATGTAAAATACCTCTGAATAGTGACTTAACGCCTGTTTCAGCAAAGATACGTGCCATTAGCTCTAGCTTACCTGCAGACTGTTGCATCATTGCAGATACTGCTGTTGCTGTGCTGTTTTGCAAGATATTAGAGTCTAAACCCTGTTGTACATCACTTACACCTGTACGTTTAGCTTGCACTTGGTCTAAATACTCTAGCATTGGAAATGATTGTGCCGCAGTATTTTGTACTGTCATAGGTACGATAGCATTAGGGTTCTTCATACGAACTACACCACCTGCTGTACTAGTCAATAGGTCATCAAGATTAACTTGGCCCTCTACTGCTCCCACTCGGTAGTTGTTAGTTAAGTACAAGTTATCAAGCATCTGTCTAAGAATAGTAGACTTAGTGAGCTGAATATCCATAGTCCTATCAGCTAGTGATTGACCGAATAACTTATGTGGTACAGGAATAGGACACAATGAATGGAATGGTACGTAATCACATTCTTCATCTTCAAGTATCTTCTCACCTGCCATCACTACCCTACGCAACTCACGCAAACCATCTTTACCTGTATCTACCTTGATATAACACTCAAATACCTCTACATCTTCCATAGACATATCTGTACTCTGATTATAGTCAGGCATTTCATCACGTGAGAACCTAGCTAGACGTTCTGCAGAGTACTCTAATCGGTCACCTGATGGGATAGCATCAACATCTGCTTTTGAATAGCCCATAGCTATCAAATCACCACGTGATACACGGCTTCTATGTGCAACAAATGGACTATCTTGTATTGTCTTAGCTCGTTTGCTAATTAAGAACTCTTCTGGTGGTACATTTTCAATTTGTATACGACTCTTATCGTCAGTCATCTGTACTGTTACGTTATGGCTGTTGTAAGACATACCATCCATGCCAATAACTACATCTGTAGTCTGCTTAACGATCTCATATTCTTGAGTCATCATAATCATAGCTAATTCATCATCACTAAGACTTTTATACTTCTCTTTAGTAATATCTTTCTTAACTTCCCAGTATGCTTTAACAATACCAACTTTCTGAAGTAGTGCATCTTTAAACCAGTTATGCAAGATTAAGAAGCCATCATTGTCTTTATAGAACACCCAATTAGCCATGTTACTTGCTTGCTCTGCCATTGGCTCGTCACCATCTTTAGCAGGTTCAAACTGTACTGCATCTTCACTAGATGTAAACACACGAATTAATTGTGGCAATGCACCATCTACTGCCTCTGCAACTTCACCTGTTACTACACTTGAACGACCCTCTACCTCATTGCCATACTTCTCACGCATGTAGTAGTTCATACTATCTGCCCTAGCCTGTACAGTATCTGATTCTAAGTAGCCAATAGCATTATTGACTTCGTCCATTAGTAGTGCTTTAAGTTCTTCGTTTGTCATATTTATACTACCCAGTTTGTGTTTTGTTTTAATGGTTTTGACCATGTTACATCTGTTTCTACTAAACCAATAGCTAAATACCTAAAGCTATCTGAATAGTGACTTGACCAGTCATGAACTGGCTTATCATAAAATACGTTTTGTTTCTCATTGAACTCACGTCTATAGTTACGTAGTGCTATTAAACCACCCTTTGTACCCTCCATATCAAACCAGCATCTAGGTAGTAATCTTCGTACTGCCTGTATGCCGTCTGCTATAGATAGGCTAGGTGCTACTGTAACATCTAAACCTGCTTCCATTAATACTTCTAGTCTACTACGGCCCGTAGTCATCTCACGTACCCTTACATCATGTGGCAGTATCTGCTGACCTTTATCGTAGCCATTATCTCGTAGCCAACTTACATAATAATCTAAGCCTACACCATGATTCTCAGTACAATCTATTAGCTGTATCTCTTTTCCTACTACTTGAGCCACCCAGATACAAGTTGAGTCACTAACACCCAAATCCCAACTACACACAATCTTAGCCAGTTTGTCTTTAGGAATCTTAGTAACTCTGTTCTGTTCGTCTGCTTCATTTAGTAATGCCCCATAGTAAGCACCCTCTACAGGAGCATCAAAGCTACATTCAAACTCTTGGCGATATTTATCATCACCCATTTCATTTCTTGCACTAGCAAGCTCTACTGGGTCTAGTATGTTTGTTTCACTAGCCTTGAACTCTAAGAACTTCCAACCCTCTGTAACTATTGCACGTTCTTTGAACTCCCGAAAATGATTATTACCTTTCGGTGTACCAATGAATAAGCACCAACCCTTTCTATCAGCTAGTGCAGGTCTTACAATCTCGTTCCATATCTTAGGGTCTTGGTCACCTACCTCATCTAAGATAACACCATCAAAGTATTGTCCACGTAAGCTATCACCATTCTCACTACCATACAGACTTATTCGTCTACCCATGAAGTCTACACGTAGCTCTGCAATGTTTACGACTGCACCCAATGGTCTAGTGTACTCAATCAAGTAATCAAACGCCACACGCTTAGCCTGTGAGTATGTAGGTGCAATATAAGCATACCTTGGTTGCTTCTGCTTGTTATTCAATGCATCATCAATCAAGTGCAATATAGCACTAACTGTCTTACCCATCCGTCTATGTGCTACAGCTACTACAAACCTATTACTTAGTAGCGCATCATGTATCTGTGTCTGTGGCTTTCTAGGCTTATAGCCTAAGTCAATGCTTTTACTTTCCACTTCTATCAATACCAGTATTAACTTGTATGATGACAGGAGCTTCACTATCACCACTTAGTTTACTTTCTTGTACTACCTTTCCATCTACCCTATCACCAAACTCTTTAATGGCATTCATATCGCCATCAATAGCTTTATTGATTAGTGCCTCAGCAATCTGTCGTACTACCTCACCCTCACTTTGTACAATGAGCCGTTTAATAGTTTCACCGAATAGTCTATTACTCTTACTTGCATTCTTACTGCCTAATGGAGCTCCAGCACCTGCTCTTGCACCACCATGTGTATTTTCTGTCATGTTATTGTGACTCCTTTATGGTTGGTCACCCTGTTGTTAATTATGTTGTATTACTTTTCTATGCTATAATAATATCTCAAAGGAGAATGTTATGTCTAATAAAATTATAATTTATAGCTCATATAATGATATTACTAATGAATCTAAAATTAAGTGGTCTACTAATTACTTATGTCTTAATAATGAAGTAAGACTAAAATGTTTAAATGATATTATCACGAACTTACAACATGAGATAAGTATTATTTCCCATATCCAAGAAGTTTCATAAGATTATCTAATGCTTGTTGGTCAAATACTTCACCTTGATGTGACATCATCATAGACCTTCTAATGCCATGTTCAGTAGCACCTTCTGCTCTTTTTTGTGCAAATAGTTTTGGCCATAAAGATTCATCTGGAACTGAAACAATATTACCAGATGCATCTTGTATACCTCCAAGCAATCCACCTTCAACTCTAGGTATACCTGCACTATAACTAAGATGATTCATTGCTGGGTCTATTAATTTTCCTGATGTATCAGCTTGAAATATAGTTTTACCAGATGCACCAGTATATAGGTCTGGTTCTGACATTATTTTTTGTGTATCTTCATAAGTAGGGAAACCTAATTTTTTATACTTATCAGAACCCATTTTTTCAATAATAATTTTTCTTAAATTTCCTGCACTTGATGTATCAGTTCCATGTAAAATTTCATGTCCTATATTTTCATCTGTAACACCAGAAAAATTCTTATATGGATATGATATTGTAGTAACACCAGTTGTTTTATTTATTTTTTTAACTGCTTGATTTTGTATATCTGAATTTAATTGTCTTATAGCTTCTTGTGAAGGATTTAACTTTTTAATTTGTCCAATCATTCCTTGAGCAACATGATGTGAAAAGTTAATTCCCTCTGGCCCTAATGATTGAAATACACCAAGTACATCTTTACCTTGATTACCATAATTTTGAAAATTATTTACTTTTGAAACTGCCGCACTAGGCTCACTTCCCCATCCAACATTTTTATCAAAGTTTTCTTTAATAAAAGGAAATTTATTACCACCTTGTCGTTCTACTTCCATAGGCAATCCTGTATATGGATTAACTAATTCATTACCAGCAATTTGTTGTACTTTACCACCAGTACGTGCCATATCTCCAGCAACTGGTACTAATATTTTATTTAATATAATCTCTGGATTAATACCTTGTCTTTCAACAAAATTAAAATGGTCTGGTGTAACTATGTTACCAGTACCACTATGTTTTAATGTTTCTCTAGTATTAAATGCAGGTATCTGCATACCTTTAGTAAATTTAGTAACAGCTGATTTCTCGGCAGAACTTAATGAATCTAATGTTCTTTGTGGGTATAGTATTTCATGATATGGAATGCCATTAATATTTGGTACTGCATATGCATTCATATCTGGAACAATCTTACTTAGTAATCCAGTATTATTACTTAACTGATTTAATGCTTCTTTACCTACATACTTAGCACCTAAACCTACCCCTTTAGCTACTGGCCCAACCATTGGTAGCATATTAGCTACATCCATAAATCTAGCATCTGGCTGACCTTCTGGCATCATTGTCTTACCTTGACTAAAGTCTTTAATCAATGACTGTGTGCCTTCAAGTGGAGTAAAATTTAATGGTGACATCCCACCAACTACTGGAATATCTTTTTTAAATGCATATGTATCTAATGGAGTTTTTTTGATTAAATCAATAAATGCACCTAAACCATTTGCAATAGACGAAGTAATAGGTTCTTGCTTATTACCCATCATCTGCATAAATTGTTCTTGAGTTAATCCAGCCATATAGTTACCAATGATGTATTGCGTTTATAACAAGAGTGAGATTAGCTATTACGGCTAAGATAATTACTAACCAATGGTCGTGCATTATTTCTTGGCTTTAGATTTCTTTGCTTCACTTAGTGCAATAGCAATTGCTTGAGCAGGCTTTTTACCATGAGCAATTTCTGTTTTGATATTCTTACTGACAGTCTTTTGACTAGAACCTTTTTTTAACGGCATATTAATCTCCCATATCTTCTGATTCAAAATCTTTCTTCTCCCACACACTACACAAACGTGAGGTATGACAGATGAAGTCTAGCTTATGACAGTAACCCCTCTGAGCTTGACCATCATACAGGTCATACTTGTTTAGTGGGATTGCTTCCATTGCCTCAAACATCTCAGGAGTATTATCATAGTACTCACAGTTAGCACATCTTTGTCGTTTGACTTCTGCAGGTGTGATACGGAACATCTTAGCCATCTTAGCCCAATACTCTGTACTAGGCTGTTCTGGTACTAGTGGACCGAGAGCATAGTTACTGATAGCATTTTCTGTATTAGATACAATCTCTTTGGCTGAGCCAATAGTTGTCTTTGTATCTAACAAACCTTTTGCTATCATCATTTTCATAACTATCCTTAGAATTAGGTGATTTCCACTACTCTCAGCATCACGGGCTGGTATGAATCTTCGTCAAGGCATACGACATTACTTTGTCGGTAGTATCTGTAGCAGATGCCTCCACTACGAGAATAAAAGAGTAAGCTGACTATGCAATCAACCTACTATAAATGTTTTCATGACATTAACACATGATAGGCTTCTAATCAATCACGTTATCTAGTAAGTTAAACTCATCTTCTTTAACTGTTTCAAAATCTATTAGCAGGTCAATGAAGTGTTTAGCTTTATGCAAGTCTTGTAGACCTCCCTTATCTCGCCATCTGCATAGATACTTGATAGCTGTAGCCTCTAAGTAAGGTATGTTGTTGTGATAGCAGAACTCTACTGGCTGTATGATGAACTTCTTATAGTGGTCACCACCAACCTGATTATCTAATGCTGTACTCATTACCATGTACTCTCTGAAATAGTTGCACCACTTACATGACCTCTTGGTGATTTAGGTCTTACACTCATAACCATGCGTTCAGGTATATATCTGACGTGAGCAGGTAACTCCTCTTTAGTCATTGCAATCTTTTGAAGTCTTAATTCTTTAGATTTATTGCTAGTAGTCGTGATAGGCACAATCTGTGACTCATCATACTTCTTAATTAATGTCTTATAGTGCAATGTAAACTGATTGAACTTACCTGACTGTATGCGGTCTGTCTGCAAGTAACCATTCTCAGTTAAGTGTCTGCAGTCTGAGCGAAGTATCTGACTTGAATATGGCAATACCTCTTCTATGTCCAACACTACAGATTGCTTTTTACATATCTGTAAGATTGCATTATATCTATCTAGTCTGCGTATATCTCTTATGGTACATTTGCTATCAATCATTTTATCAAACCCTTATCTAGTAGTATTAATTGTGTTTCTATTATACTTTCTAAATGAAATAGTTTCAATTCATCTTTACTATAATTTGAACGTACTCTGCCATCTAATACATCATGACAACTGCTACAACAATATGAGCCATGTATATCATTCACTTTTTTACCTGTACCATGTCCATACCTAATACCATTTAAGTGGGCCAATACTACAGTTTCACTATTTCCGTTACAGTAACCTATTACTCTTACTGTACAGTTCTCACCCTTAGCTGACTGTGTAATCTTACTCATTGAACACGAACCCAATATCATTAGCCCAATGCTCTATCTGACCTTGATACTTTGACATTTCTTGCATATCTAGCTTTGTTGTACTTCTAATTAACTCTACTACTTCATCATTAATACGTTCTTGGTATCGTAAGAACTTGTAACCCATTAGTCTATGCATATCATCACCTGAATGACCTATGTGATTGCCTAGTGCATTGTATAGCTTCCATAGTCGTGAGTTTTGGTCTGTGCTTCTACTTGCTTGCTTAACAGTAATGTTTGCTACATAACCCTCACCCATATCAAGTGCAGTAATCTTTGCAAATAGATAAGGTAGGTTGCTAACTGTAATATTAAAGTTCTTAATTTCCACTTTTGAATAAATCCTTTATCTTTTGTCTGCTTTCATCAGTAGTAGCAACCTTGATTGTACTGACTGTAGAATTTTGATTAATAGTTCCTGTAAATGTTTGATTACCCTTAGTTGCCCTAAAAGTACCACTAAACCCTGCATCTCGCATGGCAGAGATAAATTCATTACAGGTCATCTCTTTCATTTAAATACTGCAGTCAATAATATGTCTGCATACTTTGGGATAGCAAACTTACCTGACTCCCATTTTGCAATGCAATCTCTAGTCTTAAACATCTTACTAGCAAACTCTGATTGCGTTAAACCTGTCTTACTTCGTAGCTCTCGTACTTCTAAGTGTGTCATGTTAGCCCTATCAATTAATAATATATTTATTATATATGATTGTTTCTACATAGTCACTAACTTTATCTTATCTATTGGTACTTTATAAAACATCTCACCTTGAGATATGTGTTTGTTCTTTACTTCTTCTATCTCAGAATTAAGTACAACATCATCTTTACAGATAAAACACTTTGTTCCATCATTGTTAAAAGTCACTAGAACACTAGGCAAAGAAGCGGTGAGCAATTTTTTCTTACGTACTGGTACATTTAGATGTCTATACATAAATAAATCGCCCCAAGACTTCTTTATCTCTACTTCAACATAGCCTACTGCTACATTATTTCTATAAGCTATTAAGTCTACACCGTAGTCATCTGAATTATCTTTTAGCTCTACGTTATATCTTTTAAATAATTGTTTAGCCCATGTTCTAGCTTTTAAGTCACATTCATCAAAGATAGCTTTATCAAACTTATGATGCATGACTATCAGCTTTTGCTTTAGCTTCATCTTCTGAATCAAAGAAGCCTAAGAAAGTATTGTTATGACTTAAACCAAACTTTACTTTGTCATGAGAAAAGTAGGTAGCAATAATATAACTGCCTGACTTCATATGATACTTATCAACACTAAGCCACTTCATATAGCAATGCCTCTTTAGCTAGATGCAATGAGTGTTCAGGAAAGTTCTGTGGGTTAGCAATAATTCGTCTAGCCCATGCTTTGTAATCAGTCTTAGGCTTTATACGTTCAGCAACAAACTGATTTAGTTTCTGCATATTAGCTTTATTGTCTGCAATACTAACTGGTGCAGGTAGTGCATGGTACTCAGCCTCTCTAGGCTTACACATCTGAACTATGTCTGCAGGTTGTGGTAGCTTGTTAGGTGTATCTGTCCACTTATCAAATGCACGACCTACAACACTGAACTCATATCTCTCTAGCTTATGCCACCATATACGTAACATCTCACGTTCAGGTAATGGCTTACTATAAATAGTAAATACAGCATTGACCATATCTTTAAATGCACTTTTATCTGTATCAATCATCACATGCTCCTAGAATGGTGCTTGTTCAGCAGGTGCTTCATCTTGCCATCTACCTTGGTTTAAGTATGTAGCAGGGTTAGGTATGTACTTACCATCTTCTGCTCGCCATTGTCTACTGTTAATCTGCCAGTTCAATGCATCAATGACTAAAAGTATGTCAGGCTTTACTTTATTCCAAGATTTAAGTGCATCTGCTTTACCAACTTTCTTAGGATACTTGTACCAAAAATCTTCAAAATAACTAATAGATATCTCTTTTTTAGTCAAGTGTTTTTCTTTCTTATCTAATCTCTTCTCTTCTATTCTATTCTCTTCTGCCGTGATGAAATCTGATGCCGTCATGATGCCGTCATGACTCTTAACATCTATTAACGTATCTTGCTGTGTCTTAATGTCTTGTATCATGTGTCGCATCTTAGGATTACTAGTAGCAGAACTCATTAATCTCTTAGCTACTTTCATGCAAGTAATCTTATTTTCTTCATTTTCAAATAAACCTAAAGAAATAAAACGCTTCATCATCTCTTCTACTTTCTGTGGTGTTGAACCTGTATTACGAGCAATTACCCTTGCATCATGCTTTAACTCAAAAGTAATGTTATCTGCAGAAGTCTTACCTACAATTAACTCTATGCAATACCAATACAATCCATATCCCTCTAAACCATAATCAAGTAATACTTCTTGTAACTTTTCATCTAAATTTGCATTTGAATCGTGTCTGAACCATTCCATTTCTTTGCTCCACAAAAAAGCCTTAGATAACACTCTCGTCTTTTTTAAGGACGTTGGCAGACTAGTAGGTACTAGCAGAGTGCTAACTAAGGCTTACCTAAATACCACTGCCAAGTGATTAACTTATATTCTAAACCATTATTTATAATCTTGCAAATATTCTGTAATTAAATCTTTAGCTTCTTCAAAACCATAACAGACTACTGACATATAACCTAATAGTGTAGCTCGTTCCATAAACTCTACTTGATTAGTCTGTAGCTTACCTTTAGATGCTTTCATTTCTATCCACATACCATGCAAACTATTATTAGGAATCATAAGGAATAAATCCGGTATACCTGCTACAACGCCCTCTTTCTTTAATTTAATAGCTGTACCTATATGTCTGACTCCACCATTTGGTATCGCAAATAATAGCTTGTCATACTTAGGATATGCTCGTCTGAACCATTCTATTACTAAGCATTGTTCTTGATGTTCATTGAGTTTCATAGCTATCCTTAAATTAATTTCATTTATTTTAGCATAATGTGTAAATAATGCTTGCATAGTGTATAACTGTTCTATAATATAGCTACATCAACTAACGAAACGGAGAAATAAAATGAACGAGAATCAAGCAAAACAAATTGCAAAAGATAATAGTTTAAATGTATCTTCAACAAAAGTAACGGTTTTAGATGGTCGTTTTTGGCATACACATCAAGCATTGCGTCATGAAATTAAAATTGGCAATGCAATTTGTTTTTATGAAACTGATATGGGTGGCTGTTCTTGCTGGAAAGTAGAATTTAATAATAAAATTATTCCTGCATACAAAAAAGCAAGTGCAATACTTAAAGCAGTTGAATTACAAATTAATTAACTTAATGCCCTTCGGGGCTTGGAGAAATAAAATGACTAACTACCAACAAAGAAAAGTATGGAGAGTAAAACTTAATGATGCACGTAACCTAGCACGTGACCATAGTGCTGATAGGTACAAGCATGATGCCAAAGTAATCAATCGTGCAATGGCAATGTTCAATATTAAGGGTCGTGTAGCTAACTGGTAGATGATAATGATAGATAAAACAAATAATGAACTATGGTGTAACTTTTTAGTTAATACATTTTATAACCATAGATTTTCAACTATACGTGCTTGCACTTATCAATTCTTTAAGAAGCATAAGGTTAGGTTTACTCAAGAGGATTATAAGGCAATGACACACTTCCCTAACCAATGGGACCATAGCATGACAGTATTTGGTTATCTAATGGCTTACTACCCATATGTAACTAATAAGTTAGAGGCACTTGATGAATATGATTTAGTTAAAAGATTAGAGCTAATTAAAATGTTACAGAAGTATAAGAAAAGACCTAAACCAGTCAATAAAATGGCTAGAGAAAAAAGAGAAAGAAATAGAGCGATGAGAGAAGCAAATGCAGAACAAATTGCACATAATTTAGTAAGTGACCAACGTAAAGCTAATGGCAGTGCTGTTTGGAG